AAACACAATTCCAAGCCGGAAGGCGCAAGACCAAGTGGTTGGTGCCGACCATGGCAGCTGCGTCGGGCGCAACCGGGCTTCCGATGGATGCGATCAAGGAAGCCAAGCGTGCAGGCTGCACGGCGTTCCCAGCCAACGGCAATGTCGACTGCACGTTGCTTCTCAAGTTTCTGGCTGAGCATCCGGAAATCCTCGAACGCGCCGGCGCCAGTGTAAACATGGCGGTCGAAGAGGCGTTGACGAAACGAGCAGAGCGCATCGTAGCCGAGCACCGGGCAAACGTTGCGATCGGTGAATTCCTTCCGCTCAAAGACATGAAGCAGGACGGCACGCGGTTTGTGATGGAACTCAAACGCAAAGCCTTCGCGCTGCCACGACGGCTCGCCCATGTGTTCGCGCTCGAGACTGATGCCATCAACATCGAGCAGAAGCTAAACGAAGAATTGACGGAAGTTTTTTCCGACATTTCCAAAAAACCGTGGACCTCAATGACGTGCCCAAAATGCAAAACGGAAATCCAGTCCTAACATTCGAACAAATCCTGCGCGAAGCCGCAACGCCACCGTCGACGCTGCCGACGTGGCAGTGGATTGAGCAAAACGTTTATCTCGATCCGACGATGTCGGATTTCTCCGGCAAGGTGAGGTTTGATTTCTTCCCGGCAGCGAAAATATTTTTCAATCACCTGGACAATCCACGCACGCGCAAGGCCACGGTGATGAAATGTTCGCAGTCTGGATTCACTGAGAACGCGATCATGTTCCTGCTGCGCCGCGTGAAGGAAAGTCCGGTCACAACCATGTGGGTGGGAGCCAACGCGCAGAAGACCGAAGAGGATGCCAAGAAACGAATCTGGCCGGCGATTGAGAACTGCCCGGCCGTTACCGAGTTGTCGCCGCCTCCGGAAGACCGCGAACGATGGACCAAGCGCCTCATCATGTTCGATTCGATGAACCTGATGGTCCGCGGCAGCGAATCGCGCATGGCGCTGCAAGGTGACCCCGCGGGACTCATTATTTGCGACGAGCGCCGCGAATGGAAGCCAGGGAGAATCCATCTCCTGCGCAAACGCACGCGCTCGAAAATCCATCCGCTCGAAATCTCCATCGGCGCCGCCGGCAAGAAAGGCGATGAGTTGCACGCCGATTGGATGGAGGGTTCTCAAACGTTTGTTCATTTCACATGCACGCAATGCCAGCATTCTCAGCCATGGCGATTCGGCCAGGATGAAACCACGCTCTATCCCAGCGCGCGCGCGAAAGGCGGCGTCGTCTGGGAAACGAACGACATCACGAAACCGAATGGCGTCTGGAATTACGACGAGGTAAAAAAGGCCACGCGCTACGAGTGCGAGAACTGCGGGCACAGGTTTCACAATTCTGAAAAGCTGGCGCTGCTGAAAACTTCACACCCGTTTCATCGCAACCCATCTGCGCTGCCTCATCTGTTCTCATTACAAGTTCCGGCCATGGTGTTGCCGTTCACAGAAACGACGTGGGGCGACATTGCGGTCGAATTCCTGAAAGCGAATGACGCGAAGAAACACGGCGACATCGAGCCCATGATTGCGTTCGTTACTGAGACGCTGGGCGAGCCGTGGGAACTCCGAAACGAAAAGCAAACCGAACGCGAGTTGCTCGACCGCTGCGGCGATTACCAGTTCGGCGAGATGTGGACGGATCCGGCGAATGCAAAACTGCCGGAGCCGAATACCGTTTTAATTCTCACCGTCGACCGCCAACTTTTGCACGTTGTGTTCGTCATCAGGCAATGGCGCAAGAACGGAGAAAGCCGGCTGGTGACGTGCGGTGTCAAACCCAGCATGGACGAAATCCGCGAACTGCAATTGCAGATGTCGATTAAAAACAAATGCGTTTGGGCTGATGACGGCGGAACTCTCGCCGCGGAGTTCCGTCAAAACTGTTTGCGCTACGGCTGGAACGTTCTCAAGGGCGAAGACTTCGAACACTTCACTGTGCAGGACAAGGAACAGGAGAAGTCGTACCGGCAAGGTTGGCGTGCTACCGAGTTCGATCCCGGCATCGGAACCACTCAACAGGGCCGGGCAACCATGACGTGCTACCTGTGGTCAAACCCGTGGTTCAAGGACAAGCTTTACAACATCTTCATGACCGGCAAGGGGCCGCTCTGGCAACTTCCGAAGGACGTCCCGCCCGCCTACGTGAAAGAAATCATGGGCAACGAGTGGCGAGAGAAAACGCGCAACGATGGGCGAATCGAAGGCTATTGGCATGAATCCGCGGCAGATCACTTCGCTGATTGCGAACTTGAACAGTTAGTTGTCGCTGACATCGCGGGCATCACGCGGGTATTGCCGCGCGCGTGACGTTGCCTAAGAATCCCTGTTTCTTTTCTTGCAACTTTCGTCTGTCAAGTTTAAAAGTCGGCAATGGTTGAAGGAAAATTTGTTGCGCTCGATGTAAGCACGCTGACGCTGATGCAGCAGCAGTGGCTTCAATGCCTGACCGCGATTTCCACCGGGCACCAACAATACTCGATGGCGGGACGTTCTTTCACTCGTGCGAATCTCGGGGAAGTCACTGACACACTGGCCGAAATTTCATACGCGCTGAAACTCAACAGCGGAAATCTTGTGCGCTTCACCAAGGTCGACATGTCCTGCCAATGAGCAAGCTCGCCTCCATCACTCGCACGGCTGCCAAAATCGGTGCGCCAATCGGCGGATTCTTTCACGGGTTCAAGGCTGGACTCGACGGACGCTGGGAAGGCTCGGAGGATTCTCGTTTCCGCCGTCGCCCAGGCCGCGCACTCGAATCGGTCGACTGGGGGCTAAACTACGGTGTTCGCGAGGGAATGTTGAGCGAGGCCAGAAACCTCGAACAAACGTTTCCACTCGCTCGCCGGATAAATCGCCAATACGCCAAGCATGTTGTCGGTTCATGTCGCATAAAATGGAATACCGGCGATTCGAGCATGGACAAAATTTATGCCGACCGCTGGCAGGCTTGGATGCCGACCGCGGATTTGCAGGGGCGTCACAATTTCCGCAAGCTCACCAAGATTGCGGTCCAGCGCATCCTCGCCGACGGCCGAATTTTTGGACAACTCGATACCCGCGGCGACTACCTGCAAATCCAAGGCATCGAAGGCGACCGCGTTTCGAGTGACGGCATTTTCAACGCCGACCGACCAGACCTTATCAGCGGCGTTCAACTCGATGGCAATGGCCGCGCCATCGGATACAAAGTCTGGGAACGCAGCCTCTACGGCACGTTCCAAAATCCGCAGATCATTCCGGCCAATCAGATGATTCATGCTTTCGACGCCGACCGAATCGACAGCGTTTCAGGCTACACGCATTACCATACGGTGTTGAACATGGTGCGTGATTTTAAAGAGACGTTCGAAGCCGAAAAGCTGTCGGCAAAGCGAAATTCAAAACTCGCGTTACTAATCAAAACGATCATGGGTGGCGCGGATACCGTGAATCTTTTTGAAGACACAAAAAGCGGCGGTAAAGGCGACGGCAAAGTAAACGTTGAGCGCGTTGATGAAACGACGCAGGCTTACATGTTTCCGAATGAGGAAATCCAGGCGCACACGTCCGACCGCCCATCGAACGGCTGGCTGGAATTGATGAAGATGGCCATCCGGCACATCTCACTTGGGCTCGACCTGCCTTTTGGTGTCGTGTGGGACATGAGTGGCCTTGGCGGACCAGCCGTGCGTTTCGAAATTATGCAGGCCGCGCGCACATTCGAAGAGTTCCTGACCGACGTTGTGGAGCCGATGTGGATTCGACCGATTGTAGGTCGCTGGGTTGCTATAGAACAGAAAGCCGGTCGACTGCCGTTTCATCTGAACTGGTATAAATTCACGGTCCCAAAACCGAAAAGCATCACCATTGATTTTGGTCGCGACTCAAAAGCCAGCATTGCTGAGAACATCGCAGGCCTTGGCACGGCAACCGATTGGTACGCCGAAGAGGATGAAGATTTCGAGACGCAGACCGACCGTTTGGTTTACGAAGCTCGTTATCGCGAATGCGCGCGCCGCGGCATACCATTCGATCCCACCTTGGAAATTCCGCTGGAACAAATCCGCCTCATCACGCCGAATGGCGCTGCCGCTGCCGAGGCCGAGGCCGACGCTGAAAAAGATGAGCCGGAAACCGGTAAGAACAAACCGGCAACCCCGATGAATCCAAATGCACCCGTCGCAAAATAAATATCTGTCGCACGTTAGAGCCGCCGTTTATCGACAGCCTTGGATGATAACTGACGACGGACTGGACCTGATTTGCGGCGTGCTTGCCAATCATCTGAATTCCATCGATGACCCGGAATACAAAGCCAAAATCGATCGGCTGGAAAAAGAAGCGATGATTGGATTCATGGAACGTCATCCGTTATTTCGCGCCGCCGTAAATAGTGCGTCATCTTCTGATTTCAAAAATTACAACGTCATCAATGGCGTCGGCGTTCTGAAACTAACCGGGCCAATCTTCCCCCGCGCGAACCTGATGACGTGCATGAGTGGTGCAACCGCGCTCGAAGAATACACTCAGGATTTCTCCGACGCCCTGGATGACGACGACGTTCAGGCATTGATTCAAGTTGTGGATTCTCCCGGCGGTTCCGTCAGCGGCGGATTCGAAATGGCGTCAAAAGTTTTCGGCGC